TTGCAGGAGGTAGGCGGTGAGTCCGCCCGTGAGTCCGCTTTGCGCCAGCATCATCGGTGCGAGGGTGTCACTCGCGATGGACGCGGTCAGAGTTTCATCTACCGCGGAAGCGGCACCGTCAAAGATTCCCGACGCTGAGACCGTAGCGTCTCGCAACCCGACGATGTAGGTTTTGGCCGAGTTCCCGAACACTGTTGTCTCGGTGGACTCAACGTCCTGCGCGACGCTAGCGTCGTTCAGAAATGCCGACAGATTAAACACACCGTGTAGCACTGCCGCACCTTTGCCGTGAATGAAAGCCATTAGTTGTCCTCGGCTTCCAGATCAGCACTGACATCGGCTGCTGCGCCCTTGACTTCCAGCACAGCGCCCTTGCCATCTACCTGCACGATGAGGTTCTGTTCACGGAGCCACTTGATGGATTTGGCGGGGACGTCGTCCACCACCTCGCCAGCCTTGACTGTCTTGTTTCCGTAAGAAAGTCCTGTTAGAGCCTTATACGTGGGCATTAATCTCCTAAAGTCGGGCGTGGCCGCTGCTCGGCTTGCGCCCTGACCACGATGGGTACTTCGGAGGCTCCGAGGTCACGGGGACACGCGTTGACGTGATACTAACACGGTGGGTTGACGGTCACTGTTGAGCGGGGTTGAGAGCGATGTGCGCATGGCTTGAAGGGTGGCGAACAGATCATCCTGATCACCAACTCCGACGTAGGTGCGTTCAAGGAGCCGTATCGCGGTTCGCAATTCCTGCGTACTAACTAAGTGCTGCGACATCGGGTCGCTCAGTATGCCACAAGGGTTAGCCCTAGAGGGGTTGACTCAGGTGCCTCAATCGCTCGGCGTGCTCCACGGCGACCACCCCGCCACGTCGTAAAGCAGTTTGCCTGCCCGCAGGTTATTCAACGGGCTGAGCAGGGGCTGCTGGGAGCAGATCCCCAGACGCTTGCAGACAAGGCCGTGATATTGGGCGTGGTCCTGTTTCCAATGGACACCGTTGATTTGCAGCAGGCCCGAGTCCGATCTGTGGTTCCACTCACGGACCCCAATCACCTGACAGTTGCCGTCAACAACGTCGCCGCCGCGAACATTCGGGCAGCAACCTGACTCGCGGGCAGCGATCTTGGCGAGCCTTCGGTGGGTGTCAAGCGGCCACCCCGCTTGCGTCGCTACCTCCGACAGCCATGTGCAGTCGCCGTGGCGATAGGAGGCCTCTGGCAGCGTCGTGGAGGGCGTCTTGGCCTCTGCAGCCAAGATCACCACCGTCGCTGGCTGGACGCGGGCTTGAGGGGCAGCAGCGGGCCGCGCCGCGAAAGCGACCGAGCCCCAAAGCACAAAGGCGGCTGCCCCAAGCAAGATTCTACGACTCATGACGAACCTCCTGTTTTGGATTGGCTGAGACGGGGTGCAGCGGCGCTGCGGACGGCAAGTTTGCCCTCCAGCCATCTTAGCCGCAACCAGATCAGCACTCGGTTGAGCGGGGTATTCAGACTTGTGGGTCTTGGATGCCCTCAGGGTTTAATGAAATATGGTGGCGAAGGGCTGCTCGTCGGGCGATGGCGCCGTTTGCGAAGCCGATGGCCTCAGCCACCTTTTCCCAAGTGGTCCCCGCTTGGTGCATCTCCAAAGCGATGCGATCTCGCTCGGCTGGGTCGGTTTGCGACCGCTTGGCGCGCCGCTCCAAATTCGCTAACACTTTTATCTCGGTGGTCTGATTCGGTGGTTGCATGGGTTGCTCCTTCTGGTCGGGTTGACAACGACCATACAAGCGGGCCTTCCAGCGATTAGCCACCCCGCGGCCCCTAAAAGACATTCCCACCAATTTCAGCACGGACAGGCCGCCTAAGCCTTATTCGGCGCCTTACACCGCGAACACACGATAACCCACGGACGGGTCACTTGCAGCGCCAGAAGGCGGTTGCAGCGCCAGCAGCGGGGCTTGTCGTCGCTTTGCGCCCCACGCCCGTAGGCGTCGGCAGGAGCCTCTACGGGGTCAGCCACGTAATGAAGTCCAAACCCATGAGGGCGCGTTCCTTGTCGTCAAGGCGGAGCGGGTACGGATCCGAGGTTGGGGTCACACACATGAATTTGACCCCCGAGATCGTCTCATTCCGAATCGCCCCGAGGCTGGCCCGAACCGCCGCCATCAAGGTGCGCGCCGCAGGGTAATCGTTGCGGGCGGCGCGAACGACCATCCGAATGAGCGGCCTCTCTACCGCGACTACTCCCACCCCGAACGTATGTTCGGGTCCGTTGCCCCTCCCCTCGTAGATCACCACAACCGCGTCAGGTGTCGGAGGCATGAAACTGAGGAAGATGGTCGTTCCGACTGTGCCTACGAGATCGGTTTGGAGGCGGTCGCCGAGCGCATCAAGCAGGGCCACCGCTACATTCCCATCTTGCGCAGGAGCCGCGACTCAATCCGCCAAGCGAGAATCATCCCGAGGCGATCGTCGGCAACGGCTTCATCCAGCGGATCCTCCAGATATTTCGCTTGTGTGCCGTTCGGTGGCAGACCCGAGGCGAGCGACGGGTGGTGGAAATCCTCGCGTTCGTGTTGAATTTCAGCATACTCGGCCGCTGGACCGCCGTAAGTAATGTCCACAAACACGCGATGCCCCTGACGGGCAGGAGCGTGCACGATTTGGCTACGCGCCAAGTTACCTGTGTCGTACGGGACGAGCAGATCGGCCTTGTCAGCGATCAGCAAAGCCTCTTCGTAGATGGCGCCGCCCATCTCGGGCAGCAACTGGTCGGTCGTGATCTGAAACTTTTGGATGAACCTTCCCAAGCCCTCTAAAGAGACCGACACGGTTTTGGAACCGTACATTTGGCGCCTCACCACTTAGGCCCGCCCGTAGGAGATGACCGTCGCGTAGGCACCTGTGTTGTCATTGCGTGTTTCCACAGAAATAATCGGCACAACGGTGTTGTCGGGCAGCGTCAATTTGTCGTTCACGGTGACCGCCGAAGTTCCGTAGACGTACACGGTTCCCTCAACAGGAACCTGCTTGCCGTCCTCCGTTATCACCATCCGCCGCGTCGTCTGAATCCGACACTGCAAAGAAGTTGTGGCGCCAGCAAAGACCCTTTTACCGTACGCGTCGGTGCTTTGCACCGCGTTGACGGTGACCGTGGACGGCATCATGGAGGAGAACGCTGCCTCTATCGTCACACATAATCTCCCATTCCGATTTTGAACTTCTCAGGCCCGAACACGTTGCCCTCCGTATCTGTGAAGAAGGTCGGACTCGGTGGCGTGATCTGCGCGGCCTGCGCCATAAGTTGAGCGCCAAGCGAACGGTAGCGGTCTGCCTGCTGCCCGAATTGGGTAGAGATGGAGAGGTCGCCCACCGATTTAGAGTTGTCGGCCTTGCCCGCAAATTTGGCTGCCAGCGAATCACAGGCGTGGGCCGCTGCCAGATACGCGTTGGAGTTCCACTCGTTAAAAAGAAACGTTATTTCTTCGTCGGCCAGCAACTGATTAGTTGTGTCGGTATCGCCGATAAGGAAACGCACCTTGTCCCGATTGTTAGCGGAGGGATCACCACCGTAGGTCCAAGTCATGAGCGACCCTGCCGACTACTTAGGATTCTTGAGTTTGGCACCTCTGGAAGTGGTGGCGGCAACCGTTGATGCGGTCGCGTCAAGAACTTCCACAAGGTAGCGGTTGTTGATGAGTGCGCGCACGTTGCGCCACAGGGACGCATCCACGATCGTTCCCGTAGGAATCATTTCGCCGTTCTGCGATATCGGTTTCAGCACCTTATAAGCCATTGGCCCTCCGTTTGGATACAGCGATCACTTTGACCGAAGTTTATGCTACCCGATACCACACGACGGTGTTGGTGGCGGATACCCGAACCCTGAAGGTTGCCGAAGTAGCAGCAGCAACGCTCGCTACACCAACGATGGTTGCGTCAGTTCCAGCCGTCACAGTCAAAGCGTGAGTGGCTGCCGCCAAGTTGATCACATTCACCTCAAAAGTGTCACCGACTGCGTAACCGTTTAAGGCGGCACAAGTAAGAGTGCCTGTCGGAACAGTCTTAGCCCGTGTGGCCGTAGGCGTACCTGCAAGCAAACCACCGTTCGTGACAACCTGCTCGGCTGTCAACGTTTCGGTGGCATCAGTCAGCGTAGTGACCGTAGCCTTTTTGGTCGCGGTGTTCGCCGCAACAGGTCCACTGGACCGAACCGAGCCGAATAAGCCCCTGCCTTTTGTCAGACGATTAGCCATGTAGAACTCCTTAAATTGTTGAGATTAGGCAACGCAGGCCGAGAAGAAGAACCCGAGGTCTGAGCCGATGACTTTCATGTCAAAGGCAACTTCAGATTCAATTCGGTCCGCTTTGAACGACTCCATACGGATGCGGCTCGTCCCGATGGTGGCGCCCAAGCCTTGCGACACGCCCGTCCAAGACATTACGTAGCCACCCGAAGGCTGGAGAAGTCCAGCGGTAGGGGCCGAGTAAGTCAGCAGGGCGTTCTTGCCGTAGTTGAATGCGTACGCTTCCGTGCCGCCTTCGTTGTTGGTGGCTTTGACGCTCTTGGCGACCATCACGCGCGGCACGCCGAACAGGCTGGCCATGACGTCCTCGGTGAGAACGTTGCTTGAGGTGTACTTGATGCGATCCACGAGGTCGGGATGGTTCTTCAACTGAATGAACACGTCGTAGCCCAACACCAGAGTGTTCGGCTCGTAGCCCGTTGTGGAAAGAATCGTGCGCTTGCCCGTCTCAACGTCACCGATCGGATCCGATGAAGTGTAGTCACTCCACAGGTTGGTCGGTGTGCTGTCGGTGCCCCAGATGCTCGTCGTGAAGAAGTTGGAAACGAACTGTGTTTCCATTTTCAGCGCGATGCGCGACGTGACAAACTCGGTCGCTTCGCGGTCAACGTTGATCGGCGCATCGGCATTCGCGCGTGTTTGATCGCCAATGTCCTTGTGGAACGCGTAGACGTCAGCCTGATATGAATCGGTCGTCAGGTTGTAGCCGCCACCTGCGGACTCGGTTGCGTCGGCGCGGCGCTGGGCCTCGTCACGGAACCAGTCGTTCTTGGTGTACTTGAAGAACTTGTCGCTTTGCTTAGCGACTGGCACGATTGGGAAAACTCGTGACGCGATGAAGTTCTGCTGCTGCTGAAAGTAGGCGACCGAGATGTTGGTCAAGATTGCGTCTACATGGACCTGAGTGGACGTTGGCTGTGGCATGGCTGATTGCTCCTTGTTTCTTTAGAGGTTTCTCACGCGCCCCGTGCCGCGGAGGCACAGTTCACGAGAACGGTTGCGAGTTCAAGATCGGCACCCGAGGCCAAGATGACCGAGCCGACGATGAATTTCGTTGTGTCAGTTCCCGCCACGTACGGCGTTGCTTTGCCCGCAGAAGTGGTTCCGACGACTTCGCCTTCATTGCACGCTGCGCCTGTGACAACTTTTGTGCCACCGACCACCGTGATTGAGGCTTCGCCGCCCGAGATCGGAGCGTTTTGAAGAACGCCGATCGGCTTGTCGGTTGCTGCGGCGCAGAGGACTGCTTCGCCCGACGAGTTGATTTTCACGAAGAAGTATTGCTTCGCGGATAGATCAGCACCTGCGGGAAGCGTGATGCGGACTGCGGATGTTGCGATTTCATATGCCATGTTGTTTCTCCCTTATCGGTTTTCTGCTCGGTATGCTTCGTACAGTTCTGGATGCGTCACGATGAGTGACGATATTGCCTGCTCCACGGTCTTGTGGTCGCCTGCCTCAACAGCCGCTTTGGCCATCTTGGTCATGCGGCTGTATGCGTTGCCTGAGTCAGGACGAGCCGTTGAACCGAGTTCGGCAAAAATGTTCGCGGCCTCAGCCTGAGCGTTAGCCGAAGCGAGTGCCTCAATGATGGTCTCGGCAAGTTGGGCGTTCAAGTCGGCCGTCTTGCGGAGCGTGCGGCCGAGTTCTTCGGGCTTGATAGAGAGAGCGGTCCAGCAGGCAGCCTTCGCGACGTAATCGCGGTCGCGGCGTGCATCCACCTCTTTGCGGAGGGCAGTGCGGGCGGTTTGGGCCTCGTCGCGTGCCTTTTTCAGCATCGCGCGCACAGGTGCGGGCGCGGCCTTCTCCATCTCCTCGTCCTCATCGTAGGACGATCCGTGTTCCTTTTCCATTTCCTCGTACTTGCCCTTGTACAGATCGCGCTCGGACTTCATCTTGGCGAACATCGCCTCAAAGTCCACGTCCTCGTCCTCGTCGGCCTTGTCCATGTCCTCGTCTTCGTCCTCGGCCTTGTCCATGTCCTCGTCGTCGTCGCGGGCATCAATCTTGTCTTGAATAAACTTCGGCATTTTCTTGGCTTTTTCAGCACCGATTTCGTCGTCGTCCATCTCTTCGGCCTTCTTGGACAATTTGCTCACGTTGGCTCCCTTGTTAGCGGCTTTCATAACGATCCAGCCTTCCTCAAGATGCGCTGGATGGTCTACCCCAGAGGTTTCGTCAACCTTAAGTTTGACCATCTTTCGCGCACCCATGTCAGGCTAAGGATAGCGGTAAATCACCTCGCCACAACTAAAGCGGGGTTGTGGTTACTGGTTTTGGTCCTCAAGGATTTCGGCGAACATTTCGTCATTCAATAACTCGCTGACCGAGGCACCGAAGTCCCTGCTTACAGAGTCCATTTCACGCAAGGCAGCAATTCGGTCCTGCAACGCCGAGAGAGGCAACCCAAACTGAGTTCCTGTGCCGCCTCCGCGTCCCACTTTGTCGTTCGCTCTGGCAGCCTCGTACTCGTCTATTAAGTTCAGGCGTCGCACCTCAAGGATTCCGATTGCCTGTCGGATGCCCTCACTTAAAATGCCGCCCACTTTGCGGGGATCGGATTCCTTGGCGGCTTTAACCCGACCCTCATTGACAGCCTTTCGGGCCTCCTTCAGATCTGTTTGAGTGTCGGTCAAAGCGTCAGCCAGCACCGATTTGGCTGACGCCACCCTTTTTGCGGCTTTAATGTCTTGGGCCGTTTCGGGATCGTCCTCGCCGTAGTTTTGTAGCATTTCAATTTTACCGATGGCGTTACTCTCATCACTTCTGGCTGCACTGATCAAAGTTCTCATCCCATTAACGTCGCGAGAAAGATCGTCGTCGTCGCTTTCCAACTGCATCTCAATTTGCGAAAGCACGAAATCGGATGCCAACGCGATGTTCTTGGGATCGCCAACATCAATCTCGGCGACACCACCCTCGGGACCTTTTGCCATTTGAATAACCTGCACGCGTGCAACGAGGTCATGATAGTTCTCGTTCTCAAAAATGTCGCTGGCCTGATTCAGCAACGCCTTCCCTTCGGGTGTGCCGACGCCAGCCGCGTTGGCAGCCTCCAATGTTTTCAGGCCACGATTCACCCCCAGCAATTTGCCAG